AGCACCGAGGCTTCATACGCAGCCTTGGAAATGAATCGGTAGAGTTTGTCAGTAAACTTGTTCCCTTCTTCAGAGCCATAGCGATGCCCTAACAGGGCTAAGGTATCCGCTAAGGCTGTGGTGCCCAATCCAATGCGCCGAAGATTACTCGCTTTGATTTTCATTTCAGGGAGTGGGTATTGATTCACCGATAGCACGTTGTCAAGGAATCGCACACCAAGACGGATGGTGTCGCCTAGCTTGGCGTAGTTGATTTCATCATTCTCCACAAATCGTGAGAGGACGATATGCCCCAAACAACAATTGCCATAGGCTTCCAGGGGAATCTCCCCACATGGATTCGTGGTGACTAACTCTTCAATGTAATAAATGTTTGATTCGTGTGCAACCAGTTCCCAATTCAAGAAACCAGGCTCCGCTGAGTCGTAGGCATTCTTGACGATGGTATCCCACAGCACCCGCGCCTTGATGAATCGCTTATACTTGCCCTTCCAGTGGAGTTCAATCTCAGTGTCATCTTTTATCGCTTTGATAAAGGCTTTCGTGTGTCTGCTGCGGACAGAGATGTTGGCATGGGTGAGTTCGCCTTTGACAAGTTTGGCACTAAGGAATTCTTCAATGTCGGGGTGGGATAGATCAAGTGAGAACATGAGGGCAACTCTCCGTTGTCCACCCGCACGAATAGGACCAGCACAATTATCTAACAACCTCATCAATTCAACTGCTCCAGGGGCGGTGCCGCGTTGCCCCGTTATGGTTGCGCCGCGCGGCCGAACATCTGAAAAATCATCACCACATCCACCCCCAGTCATGCTAGTCACAATGAGGTTGTATGCAGACTCAGCCCATCCCTCTTTTGAATCTTTCAACGGGTCCAATACAAAGCAATTCAAAAGTTGTGGATTGGGTCGCCCTGAATTATACCATATACGTCCACCCGGCACAAAGAGATTGGAGGAAAGCATGTCATAAAATCGCTCACTGTAGTATTGTTTCTTAGCTGGTTCTTCAGCGAGTGCCATTTGATCGGCAACACGAACGCACGCATCTTTCCACTCTTCTCCCTCTGTAAGCGCATAGCGATCATGAAAAATCTTTTCTGAAAATCCTGTTGGTTTGAATGTTGGTTCTTTATAGTCCCGCATGTTTCTCCTTTAGAATTGATGTTTATACCCCATGTTCTTTGAATGCCGCAACAGCATGTGGAACTATAGGTTCAATGAGTTCTAACATTGCTACGGCATAGACCCTGATCTCATACTGGGCATGGGTGTGGGTGCGAAGCGTCAAAAATCTAAACAGATTCAAAAGACTCACCGTTCCAAACATTTTTGAATAAGTGGCTACTGGCAAAACCGAGCGAGCAAGTTCTCTTGGGCATCCCAGTTCAAGCAAGCGGAGGTAGGCTTTGAAGGCACCGTTGTTCTGCGCCCTCATGATATCCTGTATCTCCTGTGCATGGGGATTCTGCACGTCTGTTCGCATTTGCTTGTTGCTGGTAGATTGTTCGGTGATGATATCAATGGCGGGAATGTAATACTCTTCGGGAAGTTCGGTGTACCTGGCGGATACCTCATTGTATGCCCAGGTGCGATGCCGATGCCATTGTCTGAATACAAATATCGGGGCTTTCACTTCAAACGTAAATGATACAGATTCAAAGGGAGTCGTGTGGCGATTCTTCACCAAGTAGTTTATCAACTTGGCATCTTTCCCCTCATCTTCTCCTGTGCGCCACTCGGCATTGTAACTGACACGCGCCGAGCGCACAATAGACAAGTCAGACCCCATATGGTCTACCAAGCGCACATACCCATGATCTAAAATCTTGATCGCCTCACTCATAACGAACTCCCTTTTGTTCAATCTTCTTCCAATGCGATAACATCGTCAACGCAGTCAACCCTTTGTATGTATGCTCCCGAATCACTTGCTGTGGCGTTCGGTTCGCTAGGTGCATGGCATTGATATCCTTCTCACAAATCCAGTCCGGCCAGATCACCACGGAATATCCCAACTTGATTGCACGCGCCATTTGCTTGATGATTTCGGGTGATCTCGGTTCGTTGTCATACACCAGCACGATCTGTGCGGTGGTCAACCTGGCAGCAGTCAACACAAGATTGGAGTCTCCAGAGGCTACCGCGTTGTCAAGGAATAAACTGTCGATTGGACCTTCTGTTATATAGACAAGTTGTGTCTGGTCAACCCGTTCCAATCCATAGATGAGCTTATTATCATCCTCCACGGTTCTTAGGGTGATATAGCGCAACTCAGAGTCTCCTAATGCCCTTCCAGAAACGGCGCAAATGCCCCCAAAACGATCATAGAAGGGTATGACGAGTCTAGGCTCATCTTTGAGCGTTTTTCCATGATTGGGTGCGATTTCGTCTAGGAAGAGATTGTAGTGTTCGGCATAGTATAACTTGTCCCAATACTTTTGAGGTATCTGCCTACCTCTGACGTATTGCCGACAGTAGTGAGCATCAGGTAGGTCGGAAATTTTCTCTGCCTGCTGGTAGATCACAGGCTCAATCATGCCAAATCGCATAGATTCGGTAACAGTGGTCACGGGCCCATTAAAAAATCCAGGTTCGTTAATCAGCCGGTTTGCCCTCGGTGCATGCGAATCTTTGAAGGTTTCAAGCAGATATTCTTTGTAGAGGGTGGGGTTCAATCGTTCAATCAACCCACCAAGCCACAAAGAAGTCTGACAATTCCAGCACTTATAGAACATACGTTGCTTATCCCTGTAGATATAGCCTCGCATTTTTGTTTTCTTAGTCTGAGAATCCCCACAGATCGGGCATCGCATGTTGAAAAGATAGGGTCCTTTACGGACGAACTTCGCAAAATGCTGTGAAATCAAATGGGTATATTTTAGGTCCACATGTAGCATACTGTATTATACACGAATGGAGGTAGGAAAGCAAGTCTTTTTATTGCCCGTGGAATGATATGAGGTTCAACAGGAATGACCAATTGAACTGTGCATGGGCAAGTAGATAGCCAATCACCACGGCGGCACCGGTGATGATATACTTCCACTTTTTGAATTCATCCAGGGCTGCGTTCACTTCCTCTTGCTTGAATCCTTTTATATTCTGTGATTCAATGGCACGTTTTGAGGTAAGGAGTTTATCAATTCTCACATTGAGGATTTTCAGTTCATCTTCAATATCATCATGGGCTTTCTCAGCACTATCATGCTTCAATTCATGTAGTGAGATCATTCGGCACAAGTTCGCGTTCATCTCCTGAATTTTCTGAACCGCTTCAGCGAGTTTATCCGCAACCTTGGCGTGTTGTATAATATCTTTTTCAATGGAGGCAACCGCAATACGCACGTCCGTAAACCCCGCAGTGCATTCAGGCAAAACTTCCAAAGGTGGCATGTGACATCCTACTTCTTACCATTGATAACGGTGGATAATTGTTCTGTCTTTGCAGCGGAGCCTGTTGAGGAACCAAAGTAATACCCCAACACCAATCCCAATGCCGCATCTAAGGTTCCCATTGAACGCATGACGAAATCGCGCATGGAGGGATCAATCACCACATTGAATACCGCAATCTGTACTCCTATATAGAGTCCGACAATCAAGCCAGCAAGAATACGCGGAGTCCAATCCCGTGTCGCAATCTCTCTGCCGCGAGCATTTGCCGTATCATCATAACGCATCTTCGTTACATCAACGTCCAACTTTCTGAGGTCAAGGACTAACTGGGCGTCAATTTGTTTGATCTTGAGTAGTTGTTCAGGTGTCGCGCCCGCGATGGCTTGCATGACTTGTTCATGGCTCGCATCAGGGGCAAGTCCTAGTCCATTGATAAGGGCTGTCGTTGCCATCCCGGCTAACGGACCACCCATTGCGGTTGCCACGGTTGGGGCAATGGTTGCAAGGATTCCACCGGCAGATTTCATAAAATCAGATACACTCATGGTAAGTTCCCTTTCTTTTTCGCGTCAATCTGGGCGACCAATTTTCTGCGTGCCAATAAAGTTTTTGCGTCCACAGGAATCTTTTGTGTCGCCAGCTTCTTGCGTGCCTCCACTGCGGGGTCTTTGAATTCTTCTCTTAGGGCTGCAAAGGTCTTGCGTCGAGTCATCGGTTGTAAGATTGGAAATTTCTTTTTCTTCGGATGCACCCCAGGTTCTCCCTGTGGTCCGACACCAAGACCTGCAATCGCACCGGAACCTGCGGAGTTGACGATTCCATCTTCTTTGAGATTCTTTTTCGTATACTGTGCAACAAACTGGTTCCAATCTAACCCCAACGGGTTATCATGCGTCCAAGCATGACGAACAACAGGATCATCTCTGCGAATTT